ACCTCAATCGCGAGTGATATTCCATCAGAACTACGGTAGTAGGCTGTTGAACCAACTGGAATATTTCCTGCGTCAGCATCAGCCTGTGCCGCCGCCAGCGTGGGGAATTCGCGGATTGTACCGGTTATAGCCGCTGTCCCTGGCTGCTTGGCCTGCAACACGGCCACGCCAGCTTTGTTTTGGTACTGCCATGCAGCAGAAAGCGCATCTGGGCCCTGTGCTACCCAGAACGACTGGCCGTCAGTAGTCGCTGCTAAGCCTGCAATGGTGCCATCTGGATCGCTTGAGGTTTTATAGAACGTGAATTTATTCTGTGCGTAGTCAGAAGCGTTATTTGCATACTCTTCAGCCTGTGCTGCTGATGCAGCTGCCTGCTGGGCATATTGAGCGATAATGTTCAGCGTATCCGCCGTCATCATGTTGGCAACCATATCGTTGGCCGCCCACGCACGCGCCAGAGTTCCTTCTTGTGCGCGTTCAATCGTGAAGATGTCTCCAGCCTTGGCTGTCACGTTCACGATCTCAACCTGTGAGCCGGTGGCGGCATCGGTGAGAGTGAGCTTAAAGTAGCTCTCGCCTGCCACAGCATCAGGGAACTCGGCACCAGTTCCAGCGCTAACGATCAGCGACGTGTCGGTTGCGCTGATAGCAGAAGCCAGCGTGCTTTCTGCGTTGTTTGTAGCCAAAAGGGTTAGTGCCATGTCTCCTCCGGGATATAGGCATAAAAAAACCCGCCGAAGCGGGTTATGCTAAGAAGTATTCGATTGATAAAAATCAATTATTTATGTAACTTTTTAAGCACATCAACAAAGGGGAATTACCATGAAGGTTATTAGCAAGTTACTAATATCTTTAATCTTTTCGTCTGCGTCTGTTAATGCATTTGCTTCTCCAACTGTTTTCTTCGATGAAGTAACACATACCGCAGGATTTACAGGTTTGGATGACATCCCAAAAAAAGGAAGCAATTGCTCACTTAATGAAGGATTGCTGACCGTCACAGGTGGTCAATATTCCAAATCAGGAAGATACATTGAATTAATTAAGGTAAAGAGAAATGATGGGGTTGAGTTCGCCATCCCTACTAATTTTGAAAAACTTAATAACGAGGATATTTCAAATTCTCAGGACATCATTTCTAAAGGTGGCGTAGTTTATCTAAGGTTCTCTACTTGCGGAAGTGGAGGATATATGTCGTTAATAGATATCCTCAAGCCTCTATAATAAATTTTTTATTAGTCGATAATCTCAACAGATATCGATTGGTAGAAAGGCATGTGCAGCAGGCCGCTATCCATGGCCTGCTTGAAGAAAATGGCGAACTCGAAATCCTCGGTGATCACAAAGGCCGTGTCCTTCTGGTTGTACTTCCTGGAGTTATAGGCCGATGCGTTGTAGATAGCGCTCCGCGTGAACCTGCGGCGCCCCTTATAGATGGATATCACGATACCGCCATCCACAAACTGGATCGATATACTCCACCGCTGGTCATTGAGGATATCGGTGCCATTCACTCCCAACAGGAACCGCAGAATCCGCCGCTTTATCCATGGGATAGAGAAATAGAAGCCGTCTCCTTTGTAAAAATTCCAGGTCATGATTCGCTTAAAAAGGTCATCGGAGACAACAACCTGGTTCGACTGGTCAATCACCCGGTACTCATTGAATGCCAGCTGGTTAAATTCGAAGGTGTTATATGGGCCTATCTCCTGCTGATCGCTGCTGGAAATCACCGGCGGCAACACGCCATAGATGCCATGGGCAATCCATCGGAGCTGATCTCCGGTGTTGTAGTCACCGATGAAAATCGGCAGGTTGGCATTAACCATCCAGTCATAAATGCCCTGCGCCATCGAGTTATACGCAGTAAAAAACGCCCGCAGATTGTCATCGTCGTTGTATTGCGTATACATATACGACCGGATGATATCGTCCAGCATGCTACGCCCCTGTTACGATCACGCCATCCGACGCGATATAAAAATAACTGAACTTATCGCCGCTGATGATATTCGTCCCGGCATCCGGTGGCGTAATCACACCATTGATGGTGACCACGACGTTTAAAGTGCTGATCAGCCCCATGTCGATTGTCGAGTTAATCGCCTGCAAGAATGCGTCTTTCAGGTTGTTAACGTTCAGCGGTTTCCCGGCGAATATGCCGTTCACATACTGAATCGTAGGCGCTGAGACCAGAGAGGCGACCGTGGCGTCAGTCAGGTAGTTAACGCTTTCGGTACCCCACTGATACGTTACTGTGACGCGCTGCAGCAATGGAGTCACGAATGGGATCACGTAATTGTCAGGCCAGTCATTCACCGTCGCGGTATTGTTTCTGACGTTCGGCGTCACCTCGCCGCCGCCCCCCCAGGTCCCGGCTGAGGTGGTATCAATCCCGATGGAAAAAGTGTGAGGGGACAGTACCGTCACGGTCATGGGAACGTCATTAATGCCTGTCATCCCGGTAACGCCAGTGATCCGGATAACCTGGCCGTCAGTGTACCCATGAGTCAGGTCTGTACTTACGACACCAGGATTTGCATTCGTGATCCCCGTTACGTTCAGTGAACACCCTTTCAGCCGGCTGATATCCCCCGCGGACTTATAGAGCGCGCCAGCAATATCGTAAATATCACCGCCGGCACACATGACTATCCACTTATCCCCGTCCTGAATGACAGAAACCAGGCGCGCCTGCACGTTATCAAGGCTGGTGAGGTATTGTCGGATAAATCCCGGATATCCTTGAACGGTAGCCATCTGCGCCTGCCATACGCGATCACGAAACTGATAATTCGTTTCCGGGTCAGCACCCGGGGTGCCAGCGATCGGGTTGGTACAGGTGATGGTGATGTCAGAAGGAAGGCTGGTGATTATCTGGTTAACTGTATTCACCGGCACCGCCCAGGTACCGGTCTCCGTTCCCTCGCATGACACGCTGGCTGACACTCCAGACGACGAGATAATCGTCGCATCACTGACTGAATAGGTATAGGTACCATCAGAGACAATAAATCCCTGTGGGATAACAAACCCCGCAGGGCCGGAGAACTGGACCGGCACTGTTGTCGTTCCAGCCGTTTTCTGCCCAGGGATGCCAGCCTGCTGCGCGAGAAGCTCCAGCATGGCAAGGTTAGCCTTTAGCGGCCCCACGGAGTTAATCAGGTCAACTCTTGCCTGATCGCAGACGATGAGCGCTCCTACATCGGTACTGGCCACGTCCTCAATCAGAGATCCCGGCAATTCAGTTGTTAGGCCCGGAGATAACGCAATAGCCTGGGATACGAGCTGAGCTCGTAACTCTTCCGCCGTCAGAGGAACCGGGCCCGCTGACGTATAGCTGACTGGTAAATCGCTCATACGGCCACCTGTGTAATTATTTTTGAACCTGCGTTTGTGATTGCCGAGATGTTATAAACAGGCGGGTCGTCGCTGATCAGTGCAATCTGCAGCGAGGAAAAATACTGGCTGAACTGTTTCTGAATACGGTTTACGTAATACGTCGGCAGGATTTGCTGGATCACCGAACCGGCGGCCGGGATTCCGTTGTTCGCATAAAAGGGCGACTCCTGCGGCGCCAGTTTCAGATTCTGGATCAGGGTGGTCAAATACACCGAGTCATTAAACCCATTTTCATCGGTTTCCACCAGGACCCACTTCCCCTCAGAGTTTCGGCCATAGGTTCTCACTCGGTGATACTCCCGTTAAACGTTGAAGTCGGCCCCCCGGTATCATTTCCATCGTTGCCGTTTGAATGTTCATGGCTGTTAAGCCACGCCAGAAGCGATTGCCACCCGGCGTGCATGATTGCCGGGCTGGTACTGGCCACTGAATCCTGTAGGTGCCCTGCCTCTCCTGAAAGGCTCCATTTGCTACCGGTCAGCGAAAAAACTGTCCCGCCAACGGTGACGGTGAAGCTGTCAGGTGTTGAAATAGCGATGCTGTCAGGCTTCAGGAGAAATGTGGTGTTGCTACCGCTGTCGCGCAGCGTTACCCCCTCCGGGCCGTATACCGTCACCACCTGCCCGTCGACGTCCTGCCACTCGGTATTACTGATCGGCAAGAAAACGAGGGCGCTTAAGTTTGCTGGCGGAGTCATATCTGCAATGCCGCCTCCCTGACCGCTAACCCCGCCAATGTAAGTATCTGCAGGGATAACGATCCCCTTGTCTCCCGGCTGCATAGGGTAACGAATATATTGAGGGCCGAATAAGGGGATAGTCACTTGCGGCAAAACATATGGGATATCCCTTAGCTCAAAGGAGACGGTGATCATATTCCCTGTTTGCTTAACCACGCTCGCCGGAAGAACTTTCCCTGATTTTTGAAGCGCATTTTCAATCTTTCTTTCAGTAAACCTGTTCATGCTTGAGGCAAAATTAAGCTTGTTGTCGATGCTCATGCATTACCTGCCTTAATGAAAGGGGAAGCCTCAATAATTGTTACCCATGCTTCTGCCGTTGGTTGCCTGCTATTCCCTAACAGGCGAACGGAGTTCACAATAAAGTCGCCAGTAAAGGCAGAGTCTTCTCGATATTGAGAGTACGAAGAGGCCTGTATCAACGGAGTGCTTTTTTTAGGCATCAGGATGTGATCGCCAACCTGAATATCACCGCGCATTACGCACGCCATGCTGATTGTGTTAAATGCCACCCATGTAGGCTGCCCTATCAAATCCTTGAAATCTATTTGGGTTGGGCTTTTACTTCTGGCCACGGCGCTGGAAACAGAAGTCTTATCCGGGTGGTTATCATAATCGTTATCCCATACCCGGATCTCATTTCCATTTACTATTGCTATCTCTACTCCAGAATATCCACTATCGCGAATTCTGGAACGTGAAAAAGTATTAAGGTCCTTGGCCAGGGTAACAATGTCATCACAAAACAGCCCCCGGTAATGGTTAAGTATTAGCCGGTCGCTTATGTTGATATTAAACGTATACCCTCTGATGTTCATAAAACACTGCGTGAGGGCTACAGAAAGCTTCTGCCCTTCCTTCCAGTCAAAGGTTAAAGGAAGGGGGACAGGTTTGTTATTTGGCACGTTCTGGACAGGGCCGACCACGATTATGAAGTCAAGTCGTAACTCAATACCCTGCCAGTTACCAAAGACCTGATTTATCACGCCATCCAATACCAGTTTTGGCGCGGTAACCTTTCCAGCCAATGGCAGCCCATCTTTCATCCCAAGGGATATTTTAATTTTTTTGCCAAAGAAATTCTGGCGAGCCTGCTGCATTTCTTTTGGGCCAATACCCCAGATGGTCAGGTGAGTCTCGCCCTGAGGAGTTGATTCACCGTACCTGAGGATATCAAACTCAATCATCAGGGCGCCTGGGTTGTAAACTCCGTTCTTATGGCTACTGTATTTTATCGTTCTTTCCGGAGAGGCACCTTCAGCAGGAATGGTTATCTCAATATCATAATATCTCATGAACTGTTTACCTCAATCTGTCCATTCTGTTCTCGCCAGTACATGGAGGACGAATTAAACACTCCGGAGATAATATTTATTCCACCGTTAAGCACAGAGCCAACGAGCGGGGTATTAAGAATGGTATTCCCGGAACCATCTGTTATGAGGACATACCACCTTATCCCGGCAATATTCCATTTTACCTGGCAGTTATAGACGGTGCCATCAAGGATCGGTGTAAATGTCATGCTTTGACGATCATTGCCGGTAAACGGATAATTCTGGGTTGTCATGTCCCTACCCCCAACTTACCCAATAGCCCGGTGATTGCTTCCGAAACAGAACTGCCGAGAGGCGTGTTGCCAAGAGCATTGGCTGTATTGGTCCAGGATGGATCTGTTACCATATCCCCGGCTCCAATCTTGTTTAAAAAATTGTTCACGGCTTGCTCTGCGCCATTATCGGTTATCAGTGGCTGCTCAAAATCCCATATCCATGAACGCTGTGGTAATGGATCGTTACCAGAAGTGATGTCCCTCACGACACGCAAAATACAGTTGCTATAGATAACGGACGGGGTGGCGACGATAAACGTGCCCCCTAAGTTAGAATGCGCCTGAAGGACAGACTGTAAAGCACTCATAGTGACGAGCTTTGTCATCGCTCCGGTGTTTTCATTGACCGGAGCCTCCATTACCAACGAAACGCGCAAAGGCTGAGCAAGCAAGGCGTTCGCAGCTACTACCTGGTTGGCGAAAGGGTATCTGGCAATTTCATAATCAACCATTGTGGCACCCTGAACCGGGCGCCAGTGGCAGAAATATTTATCCAGATCGGTTAGGTTTATGGCCCCTCCAAGCAGTCCCGTAACAAAGCTTGCGCTCTGCGTCAAAGCGACTATCGGGAGCATTCCTCCAGGAATGGCCTGCGCTATCCCTCCGCAAAGTATTACTGGGGATATTTCAAAACCCAGCTTATACATTTCACGTGTGAATCCCATTACCTCGCCCCCAATTGCGCTGAAGTTACCACGGCATTCCCACCAGTGTTGTTATAAATAACAACGTCACCGCTTCCGCCTCTGCCGCCTTTCCCATCAACGATCTGCTGCAGGAGTTGGTTAGTTTTCGAGGTGTTTTTGGCAACCTCTGAACTATCGACGCCTGAAGCATCATTGCTCTTGGGCGTGCCATACATCGCAGCATACTTTTCCCTGATCCTGCCGGGATAAGCCCTGTTTTCTGCACTACCGCGGCGGACTCCACCATTGTAATAACGCAATGCTTCGTCAAAATCGCCGCCAGCATTACGGCTTGACCAGTCGAGACCATCTTTAAATACTCTCGCGCCGGCCATGATGTTGTCCCGCGGGTCAAATGGATTTTCTCCCGGCTGGAAGTTGCCAGGCATTACCTGCATTAACCCTTTGGTGCCCGCTTTGCTGACAGCATTCTGGTCCCATGAAGATTCCCCCGCGGCGATGGCTTTAAGCCAGCGCGGGTCGACGTTATATTTCTTGGCTGCATCCAGAAAATACTGGTCGTACTCAGCAGGGGCCGTCCCGGTCAAGCTGTACAGATGGCGCGCCAGCCATTTTGACGCTGCTGGCGTGTTCGGGTCGCTGATGCCACCTTTTACGAAGTGATTTCCACCGGCATCGGTCTGGACATCATTGTTCAGGAATGAGGACCAGGACTTGATGTCGTCCATCGCCGACGACCCGCCGTCGAGCCAGCCGAGCACTTTCATGATGACGCGCCCAAGCCGCTCAACACCCGACATAAACGACTCAACGTCGCTTTTGAACGTCGGCGAAGCCAGGTAGTTGCCGAACCGCTCAATGCCGCCGGCCAGCGCATCAATCCACTTGCCGAGCTCTGGTGATTTCAGGACAGTGTCGATCGCGCCTGACAGCGCATCAGACAGCTTACTCAGCTGCGGCGTGAGCGGCCCCAGACCGCGCACAAACGTATTTCTGATGCTCTGGCTGCTGTAGTCGAGCTGGACGTTAAAATCCTGCCACTGCCGCGCCTGCTGATCGGTGATTTGCAACATGCGCGCATCCTGCTGCGCGCGCTTCTCCATGGCGGTGATCTCCTCATCGCTCATGTTTTTGAAGCGGTTCAGGTCGTCCAGCGTAAAGAAGTTTGTCAGGCCATGCGCTTGCGCGCCCTGCAGCGTGCTGCCGTTCTGCACGAAGATATCTCGCGCGTTGCGGATCATCTGCGGGAGCAGTTTGGCCGGGTCCTGGTCGGGATTGTTAATCCCCATCGCCTGAAACGTCCAGCGCTTCGACAGGTCCATCTGGGAATCGCGAATAGCGCCCAGCGTCCCCGCGGGATTACCCAGCGCTTTCTGGTAGTTTATGGCGGTGGAATCAAGCGCGCCGATGCTCGTCCCGAGCCCGAGAGAGGTAAACCGCTGGGCGCCGGTGGTGGCCGCCAGGCGGTTGATGCCAAACAGGCCGCCAACGCCCAGGACGCCAGTAAATATGCCGACAATGCCACCCCAGGACAGAAGGCTGGCCGTCGCCTCCTTGATGTGCCCTGCCAGCGATTTTGCGTCTTTCGTCGCGTCGCTGAGGAAGCCCTTCGCGGAACGGGAGCTTTTGTTGAATTCGTCCTGTTTTTTCTTCGAGTCTTCCAGGTTGGTATTGAGCCGATCGATACCGCTGTTGATGGTCAGAATAGCCTCGGCCACGGCATTAAACTCCGCGCCCAACTCCTTCGCCTCACCTTTGGCCTTTTCGGTCTGTTTGCTGCTTTCGCCAATACCAACGGCAGCCACTCGCCAGGCTTCCGGTAAATCATCCAGCGCGCTCTGGTACTCGCGAAATCTTTCCATAAACGCGACAAACTTGTCGTCATTTACGTCAATGTCGACGATCGACTTAGCTACCATTGAAGAAACCTCTTTCTTTGAGCGCGGCGAGGAGATAGCGCTGCCGGTACTGTGCCGGGCTGGCATACTCCTCGCCGGTGATCTCCCTTATCACCTGCCAGAATCCCTCATTAGACGCCCAGTCTAAGAGGGTATGAATGACGTTTCCGGCGGGGCATTCTGGGTCGGGATATCGGTATCCGGATTCGACGTCTGCAACGAATCGCGGTACGCCGTACCGCTCAATGAGGTTAGTTGCCCATCGTACATTTTGATTACCGTCCCCACGGTCGGCGCGATCAGGCTCGCCTTCTGAATAGCAGAGGAAACCATAAAAAAAACTACTTCACCTTCGACTTCGCGATACTCATCAGGGTCGATAATCCCCTGATTGAATGCCACCTCTAGAGGCGTGGTTTTCCACTGGCCGCCGACGTTATGGATAACGACCGTCAGTCGCTGAATTTCGTCGACGACGTTCGGCCCCCTCCGGCCGCTATCGATTTCTGCTTTCAGGCTCTGACGCAGCATCATCGCGGCGACTCGCGCGGCTCCAAGGCCGCCAACCTGCGAGATGAATTTGGTGAACAGGTTACCCAGAAGAATGCAGTGCTCTTCCACCACCTCATAGGGAAACGGCGTCACGTGCAGGTATACGATCGAGCCGTCTTCACGGGTGATATTGGTGACCAGATTCAGTTTCTTGTCGATTTTCATGTATTACACCCACATGTTGTCGTTGGTGACCATATAGCCGCTGATGGTTACCACAAAAGACGGGTCCATCCCGCTGAAAGCCAGCTCGTTGAAGTTGACCAGGTAGCAGTTGAGCAGCGTGATATTGCCGAACGTCGTTGCGTCCGGAGTCACTACAAGCTCACCCAGCGACGTGTCGGTTAAAAAGCGCTGCCGGTAGCTTTCGCCCAGCCCCTGAGTTTTCAGGAGATGCACGGTCAGCGTTACCTGCTGATACGGCGCCTGGCTGCCGACGGTGCCGGTCATCGTAGGGATGATATCGGTCGCCGGGCCGTCCGGGCGCAGGCTAATGCCGTCCTTTGCCAGGTACGACGCCGAAACGTTCAGCGCCGGTGTATCCGTGACGGAAAGAGCCCCGCGTACGCGGTTAAGAAAGCCCTGCGGTACTAATGGGTTCGCCATTTTTTACGCCCCTACAAAGTTCGTTACGTTCACGTTAAACGTGATGGATTCGAAGCCGCGGCGCGGCGTCATGACGGCGCTCAGCCCGTTATATTTTCCTTCCTGATAATCGGAGGGGTTAAGGCTGTTGTAGTTACTGAACGGAACGGCGTTAATCACGGCGTTACCGGCATATGTGCCTTTGTCATACTCGGTATTGAAATCTTCCTGCGTCAGCTGTGTGTCAATTACGCGACCGAGGATCAGCCCGTAGCTGATGCCATTACGCAAGGTTTTCAACGCGCGACGCTGCAGGCGGTCAATGCCCTTCTGCTCGTAGTACAGAGGGTTAACGGTCGTGTTCGAGCCGTTGATGATTTCATTCGCCAGGTCGAGTTCAAGGTTGATCGCCGTCCACGCCACCGAATACCAGTAGTTGAACGGATTTCCGTCGAGCATGCGGCCGGTGAAAAGCACTTTGTTGCTGAGGCCACCCTCGGCGCCGGTGCCGATGTAGTTGATGTTGCTATCCTGAAGCGATTTCAGCAGTGCGCTGTTCCCTTCCAGCGGGTACGCCGTCAGACCGTACATAAAGCGGTACGACATCGGCGGCACCATGTTGCTCGACCCCGGGTCGTTTGCCAGGGACGACTGGAACGGGCCGGCCATGGAAAACTCGCTTGCCGGAATATCCGGGGCTTCGACGCCAGCAAAGACAGTTTTGTTTTTCGTCGCAGTCCACGCTTCATAGGTGGCGATCGTCGAGGTGACAAAGAAGTAAACCAGGCTGCCCGGCGAGGTATAGAGACCCGTCAGGGTTTTAAATTCAGCAACCGAATCCCATTCGCGCGGCACCAGATAGGAGAAAAATTTCTGGTAGGTATTGCCCAGAGAGACGTCTTCCGCGATGAAGTCTGTCAGCGCTTCGACAGCGGCAGTCATGGACACATCACCCAGCTCCAGCACATAAACAGCCCGAGTTTTACCCTGGGCCCAGAATGAGGTGTTCATCTGGGAGATTTCGGCCTGAACTACCGTTTTTACCGTACCCATTGCCGTTGCGGTGCCGGGGTTGGTCGTCAGCGGGTAGGTGAATGTGTTGGCACCTGTCACTGTAGCGGTATAGGCGCCATTGTATCCCGCCGGAGTCGCGCCGGAGATGATCACCGGGACCTGTGACCCGTTAGTCCATCCGTGAGCGGCAGCCAGCGTGACCGTTACCACGCCAGTGGCCCAGGCGAGCGTCGAGATGGTTTTCGCCGGTGCGAGAATGTCGGCCAGGTCGGTTTCACTGGTCAGCAGCTGATATTCACCGGCATTCAGCGTCGTGCCGCCCATGGAAATCATCGCCCCGGACTTTAACAACTGCGAGGGCTTCGGCGGATTCGTCACCGACACGTTAATATTAACAATTGCCATTTACTTATTTCTCCGGGTCAATGGACGGAATTGCAGACGTGATCAGCTGGCGCGCTAAGTTACGCATCCGTTGCTGGTAATAATTGATTTTGAATTTGATGGTCTTACGCATGGCGATGATGTTGAGCTCGTTCTGAGTGACTCGCTCATCCTGCACGACGGGAATATTCATGATCCCCATCTCCGGCGCATCGCCGGTCGTGTAGTCCTGCACATACCGCACAAAGTCTTCAATGCTGGCGTTACGCAGGCCGGTGACCGAAAGCGTTACATCTTCCGATACCAGCTGATACTGGTTTTGCTTCTCGTCCAGATAGAACGCGCCGGCGATCGGTGACGTGTTACTGCATTTCACCGTTGCATAAGGCGGCGACAGGTTCTGCGTTGAGAGCATCGCCGGGAACATCGGCATGTACTGATTCAGGGCCAACCAGATCGGCAATGAGCTCGACACCACCACGTCAGAGAGGTCTATGTCATCCGCAGAGTTGATGATCTGCGACCGCATGTGCGGAAAAATAGCCTCTCCGGTGTAGTGGTACAGGTTCGCCGGTTCATTCAGCCCGGTACGCCGGGAGAACGAGAACTGCACGCCAAAAAACTCGCCGATGTACAGCACCTCTGACCCGATGTCGTTAAACGGGTCAATGTCCGCCTGCGCGGTGAACGTCACCACGTTGCGATCGTACAACTGCTCGTCGTCCTGAATGGTTTCGGTCGTCAGGTGCAGATAGCCCTTCACATCCACCGTGTCAGGCTCATTGTTCGGATCGTCAGACAGAACCGAGGCTTTCACCCAGAACACGAAGCCATCGAGCGGAAGCACCTTTCTGATGTACTTCGTGAACGTCACCACCTGAAACCTGCTCAGGTCATCAAGGCCCTGCGTCAGGGTGGCGTTAAGCTCGGTTTTGGCGTTCTGTAACTCACTCAGGGAAGGCATTCAGCACCCCGCTTACCCAGGCGCGCATAGCTGCCTGATAGGTTCCTGTGTCAATGAATGAAGGACGCGGCGGCCCCTTTTTGCCTTTAAAGCGCTTCGAGATGCCCTCAAGCGCGCGACGCGTTGGTACGCCAGGGAGGCCGTTCATCTCGGTGTTATCGAGGAAGCCGACAAAGAGATCGTGAACTTTGGACATTGACTCAGCGAGCGGGTCTTTTGCCGGCGGCGAGCCGGCGAACATGTTTTCAAACGCTGCGGCCAGGTCTTTGCTCATCAGATCAGCGATGTCGTTCCCGTAGCGGTCAAAGAACGTCTGCATAATCTGATACCTTGCTTCCAGATCTTCCGCTACGCTCCCCGTCGTGGTGTCTTCGTCCTCGTAGGGGATGTCGATAACGCCCAGATGAAAGGTGATCATGACAGGCCCCACAGGCTCCCGAACTGCTGAGCGATCATCAGGTAGCGACGGCCCCACGGGTCCTGGAGCATCTGCAGGTCTGCCAGCGACAGGTCTTTGAAGAAATCAGGGACCAGGCGTTGGGCGCTGGTAGAGTTATCCCCGGCGCCCGTAATAACCCCGGCTTTGAAATCATTCAGCCCGTATTGTTTACGGAACTCAGCAAACACCGCCTCTGTCCCGTAATTGATGAGAAACGAGGCACCGAGGTTATAAACCGCGATGCTGTACATGTTCGGCATAACGCACGCGATGTCCGGGTTTACCCATTCAACGGCGCCGCCATAGGCGAGAGAAAAAGACGGCGAGTCGTCGGGAACCTGGTCGGGGGTGATGCCCATATCAGATCGAACGAATTCGATGAATCCCGACAGACTGGTGGTCATTTTTTCTTGCTCCCGGCTTTCGGCGTGACAATTTCTTCTTTGATGGTCGGTTCGTCGGAATGGTCATCGCGGCCTTTGGCCTGCTCTGCGCTGAATTCCATATCACCTTCGTAACCGATACCGCTCTCGCGCAGTGTTTTATCCAGCGCGGCGACGGATGCCTGCCGACGGTTATGAGCACCGCGGGTCAGATGGCCATCGTTATCGCGAATGGTTTTCTCAATAACGCTGGCCGAAACGGGTTTGTTGATGCTGTAGCACAGGCCGACAAATGCCTGACTCTGGTCGATTTTGGTTGAGTCGACCAGGCCGTAAACCTGATGATGCTGAATAACCGCTTCGACTTCTTCGGTCGAGCCATCCAGGACCACCATCTGCGAACCGTGCTCAATGGGGATCTGCCGGAGGCGCCCGGTTTCCAGTTGGCGGAAAGTGAAGATGTGGCGCTGTTTGGTAGTGTTGGCGATGTACAGTTTCATTGTTTACCCTCGTAAAAAAGCCCCTGCACGGCGAACCCTGCAGAGGCCTAAGCACTTCTCAATTTCGCGTTTTAGGAGCTGTATGCCATCGACAGGATGGTGATAGCTTCCGGACGGACCGCCCAGCCAGCCGTAGAGCGCATTTCTGACAACACGTCGATAGCGCCCCCTGGGATTGGCGTTGGGATTTCCATCGGTGCTGCCATGTCGGTGAACATCAGGGCGTTCGCCGCCAGAGACGGGCTCAGTCTGGCGAATTCGTTGGTGTTCACGGTGGAGTTGACCATCGGCACTTCCACTTCCGGGATGGTGATAACCACCGCGTCAGTACCGCCAGCACCGGCGCCGATCAGCGTGTCGTCGTATACCCAGTCAACCTGGACATTCGCTCCTTTCAGAACATCTTTCACCGTTCCGCCGACGGTATCGGTACCGCCGCCAGGACGCTGGTAAGAGGTCAGCTGAACGATCTGCTGAATCTCCATTGCGCCCAGCACGCGCTGCGGCCCGAGGATAACGACACGCTGCTGGCGACCCAACTGCATGGTACGGGTCAGCGCAGCCTGTACATGGCCCAGCAGATAGACCGCCATCTGTCCGTGGTCATAGGTCAGCACAGTGGTATTGCCGCTGCTGTCCGCCGGCAGGGTTTCGGTGGTCGCGCCTGCGGTGTTCAGCAGACCTTCGCCGCCTGCCGGGTTCATGCCGTACAGCAGCGCAGAACGCAACTGCTGGAAGATGCCCTGACGCATGCCGAGACGCTGAGCTTCTGGCAGAGCTACGTTCCAGTTACCGGCCGCCGCGGTGTCGTGGTGATCGTAGATACCACGACAGCGGAACAGGTAGGTTGGAGTGGAGATCATGCGCGCATCGAGCGCCACGCTCGGCAGCTGGTTGGCGTTGCCGGACTGGCTGGAGGTTACCTGGGTTCGGATATCCAGGCGGCGCATATAAACGTACTGGTCGCCTACGCCAAGGCGGACCTGCGGGTTACCGCTGGCGATGGCTTCGAACGCACCGGACGCCTGCTGGTAACCAATGATCAACTCCGGCGCAATATACGACGGGTTGACGATGGTGTAGCTGGGGGTAATTGCAGCCATTTAAAGCTCCCGATTAAAGTAAGACCAGCGCGCAGCTGTCGGTGTTGTTCCAAGTAAGGAAGCCCGTCGCGCTGCCATAGTTGACAGTTTTCGAGTTCCCGCTCTCGATGGAGATGACTTTCACCGGCAGGGTGATGTCTGCCTGAGCCACTGCACCGATATTTCCCTGCGTGGTTGCGGAGCCGCCCGGCGCGCTTGCAGGCGCATAGGTGAAGGTTGTCGCAGTCGGCACGGTCAGCACAACGACGGTGCCGTTATAGGCCGCCGGGGCTACGCCGCTGATCTTCACGTACTGGCCAGAAGTCAGACCATGCGCGGAGGCGGTGGTGGCTGTGGCCACGCCGTTCGAGTAGGTCACGGCGGTGGTGGCAATGTCAGAACCGGCAAAAGCCGCCGCGGCTGCGGTGGTCACCTGGTTATTGACGAAGTCCCACGCAAGCGGCGTTTTCACCG